TTGATGAACCAAGCCAAATATTAGCTTCACCGCGTGAATCCAATACAATAGGATTGCTATTCGCAGTCGCGCCGGTCGAGTCCGTATAAGTAGCTTGCGGCGTGGTTGTGCCAGCGGCATAAGTGTAAAGAAGACCGCCTGCAAGCGGAACGCCTGCGGCATCTATAAATTGAGCTTTAGCGGTAGGCGTAACGACAGCCATTATGCACCTATGTTACAAGAAACGGTCATAATGACCGAAGGAATAGCCGGACAAAAAGCAGTAGCAACTTGAGCGTCGATCCGCATATTTGTATTATCAACAGCCCACATTAGCTCAAAATAATCATTTGTGTTCATCTTTAGCACAAAATTCCACGCGGCAATATAGGCATGATTTGTAGCGCCGCCGATAGTTATTTGAGACGCTGAATTAGCTACGTCTACGCCGTTTATCCTAGCCCAAATATAAACCTGTTTATCTGTGGCGTTTGTAGTTATAAGCTGAAGCGAAAATTGAAAATTATATGATCCGGCTCTATTCACGTATATCCGTGACGTTGGCGTTCCTAACGATACACCCGCCGATAAATCAGTAGTGTTGTAAGTTATTGCTTTTGGTGTATTTATAGCGGTAGGTGTTTGATCGGTGGTGTCGTAAAATGTGCCGTAGCGCAACGATCCGCTGCCTAAAATTTCATATAAGTTATAGAAAAACCGATACCATTCTCGCGTCACGTATAAAGTAACTGTGTCCCATATAGGGACGCGCGCAGCGGGGATCTGGGTTGTGTTCTCAGGCATTTGTCGGACTCAGGTGCAGTTCAGCGCCCATGATGGCGATCTGAACAGGATCTGTTCCCGATATTTCATAGACTCTATCGCGCAATTTTTGCGTCATACCCAACCGCCGCCAGATGGTGCGGTAGCCGGTCTGACCAATCTGGCCCATAGACCGCCAGTGCTCGTTCGACCATGTGTGACCGCCATCGTCTGACCAGCGCAGCATGACCTGTGGATCAGCGCCAACAGTAATCGTGTATTGAGCATAGTCGCGGATCTTCAGAGCAGACCCAGCGCGGTCAAGTATGTAATCCCCAGCGCGATCATAAATATAAATAATAGCATTGACTTCCTCTTGGCTATAGCCTGGAAGACCTACGCCTGCCTGACAGTCAAGCTGTAAGCTATGTTGCGCGGTTCGATTTAGATCATTCTGTCCTGTTGGCAACGCGCGCCATGAGCGCAGCCATTTTTGCGTAGTGCCTGCTTCCGAATAGACCGTAGGATCGTAAGCATAAAGTTCACCTGCGCGATAATCGCCAATAACAATTTCATTGTTAAAGTTCATTTGGCAATTGCCGCGTGTGCGGGTAAAAGCATCATTTTCCCATCCAGCCCGCTCATGCCATGCGCCAGTCGCTACATCATAAACCCAAGTGGTGTTTGCTGTAGGAAAATTAAGCACATAGAAACTATGGCCGTCCTGTTGATATGTATAGGCTACAGCGTCCGATAAAGTTGAATATTGTTGGATCTGCCATTCGACAGCGTGCGTCGAAACGCGTTCGCCGGAGTAGCCTTTTGACCTGTAGACGATGCCATTACCGCGTTGGTCTGTGCCAAGCCAAAATAACCCATTATCAAGTTTGGCTACGGAATAAGCAGCAATACAACCTATTTCGTTAAACGCGCCTTGGATACGCGCCATAGGAAAGTCAGGCAATCCCGCGTCATACCAGACTTCGACAGAGTTAGTGCCGAACAGCCAGATTTCGCGATGGTCTACGATAAGCGTAACGAGATTGTCGGGCGAGCCTTCGGCGGCGGCAAAATACAACGGATCAATCGTCGTACCGGTTGAATCCATAACCCAGAAATTCTGACTATTTGGTTGGTTAAACACGAACCAACCGTCGAGAAAGCCGCAGCCTACAGCACCTGCAAAAGGCGATGTGAGCGTGGTTAAGAAAGGGCTGAATGTTAACGTGACGCCGGAATTAGTGGCCGTTGCAGCGGCTGATAAAACAAATGTCGTGGCATTTGTCACACTGGCGACTGTCGCACCTACAGGTATGCCAGTGCCGGATATAGGTTGACCAGGGTAAACATACGCCGTACTAGCCGTTGTAACTGTTGTGCTTGTATTTGTAGTATTGCAAGCAAGACTAACAGATGTGCTATTATAAATGTAACCATTAGTGCCAGCGGCGATAAACATCTGCCGACCATTGTCAGTCATATTGACTTGACTAGATCCTGCAATAGTTCCGATAGAAGTATAATTCCAACTAGAATCAACGCGGTATAGTATAGTTCCTGACACAACATATCCGTAATTTATGTTTGTGTCTGGTTGCGTAAATGTCCAAAGTCCTCTTATTGGCCCTGCGCCAATACGCGCTAAAAAACGTAATCCTGGCGCACGCTGTAGCCATGCGGGCTGCTTACCGCCTTCCGGCACAACTTCAGGAAACAAGTTGACCATGCGGCTGTCGGCAGCATTAGGACTGCGCGTAACGTAGCTAGAGCCAAGGATAGGCGTAGCGACCATCAGTAATTACCCGCATAGATGTTATAACGCTGACGCGTGCCGACGATGCTGTAAGGCAGCGCCATGATGTCGTCTGGGTTATTGATACGCTTCAGATTGCGCTTGCTATACATAGCAATGCGACTAACGGTAGGGGATGGCTCTACTCCGAACTCAGGAGCCAATTCGCAAGCCAGATTGTAGCGAAACGCTCTGAGATAACCTGGCGGGAAGAGAATAGCAGTAGCCAGTGTTGCTGGCTGATGAAGCCGCTCTACCGAAATAAAGTGCCATTCCAATAGCCGCAACGGCACTGGATAAACATACATTTCAATATTTGGGTAGGACATATTTATCCACATGACTTGTGGATAAGTTGACGTTACCGTTTTGACGGCGATGCCATCATATTGTTGTTGATTGATAAACTTAATTCCGTAAGACACGTTGGTCTGTGGATCACGGAAGTAAGTTGAGTCATCTAGTAGGACAGGGCGCTCGCCAACAACGTCGCCGGTTGGGCCGTAAGTGCGAGACTTTTGACCCGCAGGCCAAAGATAAACATCGTCTTTAGTTGAGAATATTGAGAGACGCTCAGTATCCCAACTGTCGATCATCTGGTTCAGAGCATATAGCGCGTCATTCGCTGTCTCTGACGAGGGCGTTTCTCCTTCGGCTAATACTCCGAGGAGCCTCAACGCTCCGCATATCTGATCGTACGCGCTGTATGTCGTCATCTGGGTCGAACCTCTCCCAGCCGTTCTCTTCGTCGGCGTCGGCTTCTAAATCCATACAAGCCACTTTAACCCCGTGGTCGGGATGTCTCAAGTAAATAACAGCCATTTGTTACTTTCTAAGAAAAAGAGCGGCCCGTAGGCCGCTCGTTCTGCGACTTAGGTAATCGCCATGAACTGCCACTTAGTGCCGTCCGAGTAGAACAATTTGCCTTTGCCGGTCGCGTTGTTTGTGATTCCAAGCGAGCCGGTTGGGGCTGTTGTTGTCGTCGAGTTAGCAGTAATAGCGGTGCTAAGAATATAAACGCCTGCGTTAGCATTAGCTGCAACAACACCTGACGAAGCCGTAGACGTTACAGTCGTAAACGTGCCAGCCGCAGGAGTCGTGCCGCCGATAACGGCGTTATCAATGGTGCCACCGCTGACCGCTCCACCTGTAAGGGTTGTGCCACTTACAAGTTCAGGGTCAGAGTAGGCAACACCAACTGGTTTAGTATTAGGCATTGCCTTTTCTCCTAATGTTAGGCGAGCTGATACAGCGACCAAGTGCCGGTGCCGGTCTTACGAGCGCGGTAGCGCTGCGTCGTGCCAGCCGTAGCAGCAATCGTCATCAGACCTTGGCTACCAGCGGAACCGATTGTCCAGCCCGTGTTGGTAGTTACGGTGATAACGCCTGACGATGAGCCGTTGCCGTTGATGATCGTGAAGTCAATCGCAGCGCCTACCTTAATGATAGACGGAAGCGCAGCTTCAAGATTAGCGACGGTTGGGAGCGTGTAAGCAGCCGCCGACGTGCCTGGGCTACCGATGATAATGCCCGTCAAAAGCTGTGCAGCCGTGAGCGTAGCATCACCCGCAGCAACCGTAGCTGGAGCGTTTACGTTAACAAAGTTAGCTTCGCTAAGATTGCCCGCGCCGAGCTGATAGCCACCATCGCCATTAGGAATAGCGGTGTAAGGGCCAAACGTCTCAAGCGGATAAGCCGCGTTCTGAGTAGTTGTCATGGGTTAAACTCCAATAATAGGTGAAAGAGATGGGGCCGAAGCCCCACCTATTAGCCCCAAAGGCGAACGGCCATCTGCGGACGAATCACGCTGTAGCCATACAGAACGTCAATACGGCAAGGCAGACGGTCGTTGTTGATGTCATACTGACGAACAACGCGGAGGCTGATGCCGTTGTGAACCTGACGCGAAGCCATGTCTACGCCCTGCGGCATGAGCAAGTCAGCCGTTGCGAAGGTGATAGCGTCACGATGGTAGATGAGGTTCTGTGGATACTGCGTAGAAGCAGCGCCGAGGAACGTAACAGCCGCTGAAGCAACTGGCAGAGCATCGACTGTGGCGAGAGCCTGAGTAGCCGAATACATCGCAGGAACAGTAACCGAAGCAGTCGTTGACGCCGTAACGTCAGCAAGAGCTACGAACTGATATAGCGAGCCGGTTGATTCACGCGTCTGTGGGTTAACCGCATACACGTTAGCAATCGTGAAC